ACCTTAAAATCCCCTCAACTGGCCCGAACCAGCCTGAACCAGCCCGAACCAGCGGTGGTTCAGCGATATCTGGTCGGATCGAGCCACGGTTGGTGACGCCTGTTCCACCCGGTGAGAGTTTTGGTCCTTCCCTAACTGCGTGGGCTAAGCGCGTGCTCAATATTGATCTGATGGACTGGCAACAGCGGATTGTGAACGACGCTTTGACTGTGGATGCTGACGGTGACTTTGTGTTTCGTGAGGCTTGTATAAGTACGGCACGTCAGAACGGCAAGAGTCTGGTTATGCGAGCGGTCGCAGGGTTCATGGCTACTGAGTACGCGGCCGCGCGACGCGAACCTCAAACGATTGTCATTGTCGCTAACCAAAAGCGTCGAAGCATGGCTCTGTTTCGGGATGTCGTCCGCGACCTAGAAAACTTTGATTGCAAGGTCCGTTGGCAGAACGGTGACGAACGGATCAACTTTCCAGACGGTTCATCCATTTCAGTGGTCGCGGCGTCCGCTCACGCACACGGGTTGACTGCATCAGTTCTGTTAGTGGATGAAGTTTGGGACATCGGTCCCGATGTTGTGTTTACGGCTTTGAGGCCGTCACAGATTGCGGTCAAGAATCCGATGATGATGATGTTCTCCACCGCTGGCGATCAAGGTTCCACAGTCCTCCTGCAACTACGCGAACAGGGGATTGCGGCCATTGATTCGGGCCAGCCGACTGCGCTGTATTTCGCTGAGTGGTCATTGCCACCCGGCATCAGTTTAGAAGATCGGTCATATTGGGGCTGGAGTAATCCCGCGCTCGGAACGACGATCACGGCGAAAGCGTTGGAGTTGGCTTTTGATTCGCCGAACCGTCAAGCGTTCATTCGAGGCCACCTGAATCTGTGGGTGGATTCCACCAATTCCTATTTGCCGATCAACCTGTGGAACGATCGCAAATCCGACCGACCAGCACCACCAACACAGTGGCTTACTATTGACTCATCAGTTGATGACTCGCGATATGTGGGAGTGTCAACGGCTTTTGATGACGGGCGCGTTGTCGTGTCGGTCGCGTTCGTCGTGGAATCAGCCGCGCAAATGTGGGAAGAAGTTGTGCGGATCATGCACGACCAAACGGTCAAACTTGCGGTCACCCCATCACTAGAAATTCACTGTCCCCCAGACTTGCGACGTCGAATGCAAATCGTCGGCTACGCCGAGTTACTCAAATGGACTGCAGCTTGTCGCGCCATGATCGTGGAGGATCGCGTCAACCACACTGGCGATATTGCACTGGCTGAACATTTCGCTCGAGCCGTGGCCGTAAAAACGGGCGGGTCCATCGTTCTCAGTTCGCAAAAGTCACCCGGGCCCATAGAACTGGCGCGTTGTGCAGTGTGGGGAATCATGCTCGCGTCCAAACCAGTGCGGTCTAATAAAGCCGCTTTCGCTTTTGGCTGAGGGTACTTAACACGGAACAAAAAGTGTGAGAGAATCGCTAGTGATGGCTCTTTTCGGTAGTAAAAAAGTGAATGCGACCCCCGCTTTCGCGTCTGCTCCCGTACAAGCCGCCGCAGGTGCGGCAGCGCAGGTGGGCGAGTTCTACACATATTCTGTCGGGGAATTGCAAAGACTCGCCCTATCTGTGCCCACGATTGCGCGTTCGGTTCAGATGATCGCGTCAATGGTCGGCTGCTTAGAACTCAAGCATTACACGACGCAGTGGACTGGATCTGAGTACGAAGAGTTGTATTTGGAGAACGAGTCATGGATGGATCAGCCCGATCCGCGCGTGACCCGAAACTTCATTTTCTCGCAACTCGTAACGGACCTCATTTTGTGGGGTCAGGGCTTTTGGTATGTCACCTCACGGTCGTCCGCTACTGGCCGTCCGCTTTCGTTTGAATGGTTACCCGCCGCAATGGTCAGCCTTGGCGATCAGCAGACAGCTCAGCGTTTTGGACCGTCTAACGACATCATGTTTAACGGCATCCAGTTAAACACCGATGACGTCATTCAATTCTTGGCACCGTCGCAAGGTTTGCTTTACACGGGCAACCGCGCAATCGCTACAGCAATCAAACTTCAGCAAGCATCCGACCGTTTTGCAGTCAATGAGATCGCCGCCGGGTGGCTTCAGCAAACCGACGCATCCGAACCAATGTCAGCCGAGGACCTTTCCGAACTTGCCGCCGCTTGGCGGAACGCTCGACAGGTTGGTGCCATCGGCGCACTTAACAGCGTCGTGACTTTTAAAGAGTTTTCCAGTGACCCGAACAAACTGCAACTGATTGAGTCGCGTCAATTCCAAGCATTAGAACTGTCTCGGGCCACTGGAATTCCTGCCTATTTGTTGGGCATCGGTGTGCAGGGCTACACATACCAAAACGCACAGTCCGCACGACAGGACTTGTACCTGTTTGGCGCAAAACAATATTTAGATTGCATTGAGCAGACTTTGAGCATGAACAACATTTTGCCCCGTGGCCGTTATGTTGAATTTGACATTGAGGACTATCTCGCCGAAAACGAGTTGGCAAATGTTGCTTACGAACCGTCAGCAGAAGAACGCAGATCAGAGGAAATGGCATGATTCGACTTACAGCCGATCTACCCACATTGGACTTCGCAAAATCAGATAGCGACGCACCCGCGTCCATCTCTGGTATTGCAGTCCCGTGGGCACCAGTTACAGCAACCGTTTTAGGCGGTCAGCGTGTCGCGTTTGAGCGAGGTGCTTTTGATGTCAATCAGAAAGCCGCCAAACTTATTGAGGGACACGATCTTACGCAGTTGCGTGGCACAGTGAACGCTCTCGCCGATATGGATGAGGGACTCGGCTTCACTGCGACGTTTGCCCGGACAAGAGCCAGTTCGGATGCCGTAGAACTGATTCGCTCGGGCGCTTACGATGCGGTGTCCGTAGGTGCGGAGGTTCAGGAGTCGTATTACGACAAAGAACTGAAAGCCACCGTTGTCACTCGCGCTTCACTTGTCGAATTGTCTTTGGTCGCCGTTCCAGCGTTTTCGGGCGCAGAAATACGCGACCTCGTGGCTCAGGCAGACGAACCCGAAGAAGAAATCCCAACAGAAACAACCCTAACAACACCATCCGAGGAGGATGAAACCATGTCAGAACCCACAACCGTTGAAGCCGCAATCGCGACTCAACCGATCTATGCAACCGCCAAACGCGAATTCAAATTGCCGTCCGCAGCCGAATACATTTCTGCTTTTGTACGCGGTGGACACGACTTCGCACAAATGAACGACAACATCCGAGCCGCCGCTCCCGATGTCATCACCAGCGACATTCCCGGTGTCATCCCGACGCCGATCATCGCCCCGGTGTACAACAACTTCCAAGGCCGTCGCCCGTTGATCGATGCAACTGGCGTTCGCAACATGCCACAGTCAGGCGCGATCTTCATCCGCCCAGTCGTGACAACCCACAACAGCATCGGTACTGCCACACAGAACACCACCATCACCGCATCGGCTTTCGTTGTTGATGACGTGCAAATCACTAAGACCATTCAGGGTGGATACGTTGAGATCAGCGAAGCATCGTTGGACTGGTCACAGCCTGAAGTTCTCGGCGCATTGCTTGACGACATGGCTCGCGTTTACGCAGACCGTACCGACTTGCTCGCCTGTAGTGAACTGGTCAGCGGAACCACCAACAGCAACAACTTCACGAACGCTTCAATCACCGATCCTGCCGAATGGGTCCGTTGGATGTATCAGGCCGCCGCAGACATCTTGACTGGCTCGAATGGCAACTTGCCGTCCGCTCTGGCAGTGTCACCAAATATCTTCCAGTATCTCGGCCAGTTGGTTGACGGTTCGGATCGTCCGTTGTTCCCACAAGTGGGACCGATGAACGCTTACGGCACCATGACACCTGGATCAGATTCCGCTGTTGCTTTCGGACTTCGTCTTGTCGTTGACCGCAACCTTGGCGCGACCGACATGGTCATCATGGACCCAACTGGCATTGAATGTTGGGAACAGCAGAAGGGCGCTATCAGCGTTGAACAGCCTTCGCAGTTGTCGCGTCAGATCGCTTTCCGTGGCTACTTCGCCGCCAAGGTCATTGACCCGTCCAAGAGCATCAAGGCCGCTTTCGTCTGATAGACGGAAACTTCGAGAGGATCTGAATTATGGCTGTATTCACCGTCACTCACGCTCAGCGTGTAGACGACTACGCCGTGATTCAGACCCTCGAGGCCACAGACATCACGATCGGTCAAACGATCGTAGTTGCAGGATTAGGAAACAGTTTTGATGCGACTTATATCGTCCAAGCGGTTCCTACTTTTCTTTTTGTTGGTATCGGCGTGCAAGGCGACTTCCTTTTTGATTACGAAGTCACCATCACGAATCAACTACTTGTCAAATCAAACTTCGATAACTATCCGAGATCTGCAGCGACTGGAACCGTAACTTGGACCCAGTCCTGCAGTTGGACAACCGTGGCAAACGTTCAAGAGTTTCTTGGCATTTCGTCCGCAACCGCTAACGACACAGCGTTTCTTACGACTTGTGTCGCGGCCGCGAACGCATGGTGTTTCAGGCGTCGAGTGCAAGCTGGTTACCACGACAGTCTCACGACTGTCCCTGATGGCTCCGTCCTGCTCGGTACGACTTTGTATGCTTCAGGGCTTTATCGTGAAAGGGGCACAACTGGAGACAGTTACGCATCCTTTCAAGACATGAGCGGACCACCGTTAATGACCTTGGGTCGAGTCAACCAGTTGCTTGGCGTTAAGAGATCGCAGTGCGCATAACATGGCTGGCATTTTCACCGACGCGATCAACCATGTCGCCGCATCGCTCACGGCCCTCGGGCTCAAACCTGTCACCGATCCACGCAACGCACGACCGCTCACAGTGTTCATTGAGTTGCCGTCG